CGACATGGTAAATCTACTTTAGCTTCTGTTGCGTTTCCAGCTTGGCATTTGGGTAAGAACCCTGAACAAGAATTTATTAGTTGTTCATACTCTGGATCGTTGGCCATGAACTTTAGTCGTAAAGTTCGTCACCAACTAAGAGAGCCTAATTTTAAAAATGTCTTTTCTGGTGTTTCGCTCGACCCTAGTTCGCAGTCCGTGGAAGCATGGAATACAACCAAGGGTGGTGGTTATGTAGCAGCGGGTGTTGGTGGTGGTATTACTGGTAAAGGAGCGCACGTGTTAGTCATCGATGACCCAGTCAAAAACAGAGAAGACGCAGAATCCGAGTACAATCGGGATGCAGTCTGGGACTGGTATACATCTACTGCGTATACACGACTGGCCCCTGGAGGTGGTGTACTCGTAATTCTTACAAGATGGCACGATGATGATTTAGCTGGTAGATTGCTCCAAGCGGCAGCCGCGGGCGCGGATCAGTGGGAAGTTGTTAAGTATCCAGCCCTTGCCGAGAAGGACGAAGAGTTTCGAGAAAAAGGCGATGCGCTTCATCCAGAGAGGTATAGCGCAGAAGCTCTGACCCAGATTCAAAAAGCGGTAGGTCCACGAGACTGGTCAGCGTTGTATCAACAGAACCCAGTATCGGACGAAGGTGAGTACTTTAATCGAGAAATGATTAGGTATTATGATGAAAATGAAGTAGACTTTGACAGGTTACGGTTCTATTGCGCATGGGATTTAGCGATTGGTCAACGAGAACGTAATGACTACTCTGTAGGAGTAGTTGTTGGGGTTGATGAATATGATAATTTATATGTAGTAGATTGTATACGAGGGAAGTACGACGGTTTTGAACTTGTTGAACAGATCTTAGATTTGTATGAGACTTGGCGACCACATGTTGTGGGTATCGAGAAGGGTCATATAGAAATGGCATTAGGTCCGTTTCTACAAAAACGTGTTCGAGAACGTGGACTTAATGAAGCTTACTTTAAAGATTTAAAAGTAGGTAGACGAGACAAGGAAGCGAGAGCTAGAGCAATACAAGGTAGAATGCAACAAGGCATGGTATACTTTCCGAAAGATCCGGTATGGGTTGGTCCGCTTATTGCGGAACTTTTGCGTTTTCCAAACGGGGTACATGATGACCAAGTGGATGCGTTAGCATGGATAGGATTGATGATGACAGAATTCGCTACTTTTGTAGAGAAGATAGAACATGAACCGTCTTGGCGAGATAGACTTAAATATTTAGCCAAGAGTGATAAACGTAAATCAGCTATGAGTTCTTAATGGATTACAGCAAAAAGAAGAAAAAGTTAAGTACAGAAGAAGAGCATTTAATAGCAACTAATCAGTTTGAGCGTTACGAACGTGCGCGCGACAATGGCCATCTCGACTATATCGAGACTGCTAAAAAATGTGATGCTTTTTACCGTGGTAACCAATGGGATCCAGCTGATGTAGCGATGTTAGATGATGAAGGTCGTCCAGCTCTTACAATTAATACCATATTACCGACAATCAATACCGTGCTTGGTGAACAAAGCACTCGAAGAGCAGATGTTAATTTTAAACCAAAAGGTAATGGTACTCAGGAACTTGCTGATGTATTAAATAAACTATACATACACATAGCTGATACTAATAAGTTAGACTGGTTAGAGTCTACAATTTTTGCCGATGGTCTTATTCAAGACCGAGGCTACTTTGATGTAAGAATAGATTTCACGGATCATATCCAAGGAGAAGTGCGTATAAGTACCAAGGATCCGTTAGACATTCTGATTGACCCTGACGCCAAGGAGTATGATCCTAAAACATGGAATGAAATATTTGAAACCAAATGGATGAGTCTTGATGAAGTAGAAGAACAATACGGACAAGACGCTGCGGATAAACTAAGAGTAGCAGCAGAATATGGTAATACCATGGGACAAGACTCCGTAGAGTATGAAGAAACGCGTTATGGTGATACGTATACTGGTGTAGAGTACAATCAATCTTCTACTACTAACCCAGAAGAAAATAGACAAATGCGAGCAGTTCGAGTAATCGAAAGGCAGTACTACCAACTTAAAGAATGTACTTATTATGTTGATGCTGTTACTGGTGATATGCGACAAGTACCCGGTAACTGGGGTGAAAGAAAGAAAAAGAAATTTGCAGATCAATATGGTTTAGAAATAATTACTAGACTAGACCGTAAAGTACGTTGGACTGTGACAGCAGATAAAGTTGTATTACACGATGACTGGTCTCCTTATGAGTGTTTCACAATTGTCCCATACTTTCCTTATTGGAGAAGAGGGAGACCGTTTGGTATGGTAAGAAACTTAATATCTCCACAAGAACAATTGAACAAGATAAGTTCACAAGAATTACATATCGTAAATACTACAGCTAACAGTGGTTGGGTTGTAGAAACAGGGTCATTAAATGGTATGACTGCTGACGATTTAGAAGAACACGGTGCGGAAACTGGTTTAGTATTAGAGTATAATCGTGGCTCATCTCCCCCTGCGAAAATACCACCAAATCAGATTCCCACCGGCCTAGACAGACTAGGTCAAAAAGCTGCCTCTAATATAAAAACAATTAGTGGTATTAGTGATGCCATGTTGGGTACAGACTCTCCAGAAGTGTCTGGAGTTGCGATACAACAAAAACAAAACCGTGGTGTTTTAATGATTCAAGTACCATTGGATAATCTACAAAAGACTAGGCAGTATTTAGCAGAACACGTGTTGCGTTTAATTCAGGCTTATTACACAGAGGAAAGGTTAATACAGATTACAGATGAAAATGATCCAATGAAGCCGGAAGTACCTATTGTAGTAAACCAAGTTACCCCTGAAGGAGATATCATTAATGATTTAACTTTAGGTGAGTATAAAGTAGTGGTTGGTACTATGCCGGCTCGTGATAATTATGACGAAGTACAATTTGCTGAAGCAATCTCTTTAAGACAAGCTGGTGTACCAATACCAGATGACTTAATTGTAGATTACTCACACTTGGCCAAGAAAGGCGAAGTTGCACAACGTATACGTCAAATGCAAGGGATGGAACCAATGACAGAAGAACAAGCTCAAATACAGGCTTTCCAAGCACAAGCTGAGATACAAAAAATTCAACTTGAAATCGCTAAAATGGAAGCAGAAGTACAGAATTTACAATCTCAATCTCAACTTAATATGGCAAAAGCTCAAGGCACTGCTGCAGACCCACAAATTAAAGTGGCTGAGATACAGTCTAAGATGGAGATGAAACAACAAGAACTTGCCTTACGTCAACAGTTATCTTCATTAACGAATGACATGAGGAAAGACCAAACCCAAACCCAAGCAGCATCTAAAGTTGCTGTTGAAGCTATGAAATCAGGAGGTAGATAATGGCTGAAGATAAAAACACAGAAGAATTAGTATTTGAGGGAATGCCCGGTGCTGATGCAAAAACCGAAGAGGATGTACAACCTTTTCAAGTAGATATGAACTTTGAAAACACGGAGGAAGAAGTTGAAGAAGTTGAAGAAGTTAAAGAAGAAGAAACACCAGAAGCAGAACCTGTTGCAGAAGAAACAACAGAAGAAATTGCAGAGGAGCAAGTTGAAGAAACAACAACTGAAGCAACAGAAGAACAACCAGCTGAAGCAAGCGAAGATCCAGTACCAACAGATGATGAGCAACCTGTGGAAGCAGTGGAGGAAGATGAACAGGTAGAAGAACCAAAAGCACCTATGGTGCCTAAATCCCGTCTTGATGAAGTACTTGCAAAAAATAAAGAGATGCAAAAAAGACTTCAAGACATGGAAGAAAAACCTGCTGAGGATGCTGTTCCTGAATATGACTTTGTTACAAAAGAAAAAGATTATCAAGATTTAGTTTTAGAAGGCGAGACTGAAAAAGCTGCTTTGTTAAGAAACGAAATAAGAACTGCTGAAAGAGAGCAGGTTATGTCTGAAATGCAAAGTAAGATGGGTCAAACTGTACAACAAGATCGTGAGCTACATGAGTTAAATCAAAAGGCTACTGAAATAATGGAAGTTTTTCCTGTTTTTAATGAAAAAAGTAAGTCTTATGATGAAAAATTAACTAATGAAGTTATGGAATTACGAGATGCTTTTATATATCAAGGATATGGAGCTGCTGACTCTTTAGCAAAAGCTACAGAAGTAACTCTTTTAAGTAAAAAACCTGAGTTATTACAAGGTGATAGTTCAGAAGCATCAGACCCTGCTCCTAAACTTAGTCAAGCTGTACAAGAGAAAAAAGCAAAAGCCAATGTATCAAAAAAAGTACAAGCTTCGCAGTCTCAACCGCCTCAAATGAAGGGGGAAGCTACTCAAAATAAAAAAGTAGTAGATATAAATGTAATGTCAGATGATGAATTTGGTGCACTACCGGAAGAAACTTTACGCAGAATGCGTGGTGACTTTGATTAAATAGTAGTATAGTATTAAAGAATTCGTTGGTTGGAACGATATCCAACAACTGGTCGTTCAGTATAAAAATCGTTTTTTCGTCTACAACGACGTTAACTGTTCGAGGTCGTGCTCGTTAAATTAACGATATCGTATCCCAACGATAAAGGGTATACGGGATATCGCCCCAAATAGCGATTGGTTATTTTATTAATTTTTTATTTGGAGGCCTAATGGCTAATACAAATTTCAGCGCGTTGACCAGTGAACAGCTTACTATCTGGTCTCGTGATTTTTGGCGAGTAGCTCGAAACATGTCCTTCATTAACCAATTTGCGGGTAGTGGCCCCAACGCCATGGTTCAGAGAATAAATGAACTTACTCAATCAGAAAAAGGAGCTAGAGCTGTATTAACACTCTTAGCTGACATGACTGGTGATGGTATCGTTGGAGACAACACTCTCGAAGGTAATGAAGAAGCATTAAGAGCATTCGACATCGTTGTACAATTAGATCAATTAAGATTTGCGAACAGACTTTCTGGTCGTTTAGCGGATCAAAAATCTGTTGTCAACTTCCGTGAGCACTCAAGAGACGCACTTGCATACGCAATGGCAGATAGAATGGACCAAGTTGCATTCTTAACCTTGGCTGGTATTAACTACAACAGAAAGAACAACAACATCGGTGGTTCTGCTGCGACTAGACCAGTATTAGGTTCAGGTTCTAACTTGTCTGATCTTGCCTTTGGCGGTGATGTAACTGCTCCTACTTCTAACAGACACAGAAGAGTCGACGCAACTAGTGGTTTAGTTGCTGGTGATACTTCTGCTTTAGTTGCTGCTGACACAATGTCTTACAAGACTATTGTTGAACTAAAAGCTTATGCTAAAGACCAGTACATTAGAGGTATGAGAGGCGCAGGTAATGAAGAGATGTATCATCTTTTTGTTACTCCACAAGTAATGGCTGATCTGAAACTAGATTCTGACTTCTTATCTAACGTAAGAAGCGCTGGTATCAGAGGACCAAACAACGAACTATTTGCTGGATCTTCTAGCTTAATGGTTGACGGCGTTATGGTTCACGAATTCAGACACGTACCAAACACTTCTCAAGGTACTTCAGGTACTCAGAAAGGTGGATCTGGTAGTGATGTTGATTTCGCTGCTAACTTATTCTGTGGGGCTCAAGCTCTTGCAATGGCAGATATTGGTTTACCAGAAATAGTTGAAGATACTTTCGACTATGGAAACCAAAATGGTATCTCTATTGGTAAGATTATGGGTCTTAAAAAACCAGTCTACAACTCTGACATTTCTGGTCAGAATGAAGACTTTGGTGTAATCAGAGTAGATTGCGCATTTTAATTAAGATTGGGGTGGTCTTCGGACCACCTCTTTCTACTAAACAGGAGTTTTAAATGGAAAGAAAAACTATGAAAGTTATATCAGAAACAGACTTATATGTATCACTCTTAACTGGTGATGCTGTTCGTTTATACGCAGGAGAAGCAAGAGAATTCCCAGAGTACATTGGATATGCTTGTATACAAGCTGGGGCTAAAGAAGTAAGAGAAGAACCTAAGCCTAAGCCTGAACCTAAAGTAAAGCCAAAACTCGTTAAAAAAACAGAGAAAAAAGAAGAAGAAAAGTAGATGGCTGGTACATTACAAGCACAACACATATTATCCAGGGTACGTAATGTACTTCAGGATAATACTAGTGTGCGTTGGACCGATGGTGAACTATTTGATTATTTAAGTGATGCACAGAGAGAGATTGCTAATATTCGTCCTGATGCTACTGCCACACATTCTAATATACAGTTAGTTACTGGTACGGAACAAACTATACCAACTGATGGCCTAAGGCTTGTAAAATTAGTACGAAATGTTGCAAGTACTTCTGCAAGTGCTACCGGCGGTAGAAGTATTCGAGTAGTATCAGAAGACGCTTTAAATAGTACAGAACCTAACTGGCATGACCCAACTGTAGCTGGTGATGCTACACACGGTACTGAAGTTAAACATTATATTTTTGATGGGGACGACCCTAGAGTGTTTTATGTATATCCCGGAGTAGCTGGTAATGCTTTTGTAGAGATTGTGTATTCTAAAAATCCTACTAGTATTGGTTCAAATACCGATTTAATACAAGTGGATGATATCTTTGCAAATGCATTGATTAATTTTATTTTGTATAGAGCTTATTTAAAAGATGGGGAGTTTGCTGGAAACCAACAACGTGCTGGTACTCATTATCAATTGTTTTCTTCAAGTTTAGCTAGAGGTGGAGTAGTTCAACAGGCAATACAACCAGACCAAGGAGCAATAAATGGCTAGTTTTGATTCGTTAATTAAAGACGTTTTACCATACGTTCCGGGTTGTCCCGATTCGTTAATAGAAACTACATTACGTTCTGCAACTATAGAGCTTTGTGAAAAAAGTAATGCTTATACTCATGATTTAGACCCAATAACTACAATATCGGGAACTTATGAGTATGAGTTTGACCAACCCAGTGGTACAGATGTACACCAAATACTATGGGCTACTTACGATGGTAATGATTTAGACCCAATTAGTCCAAGAAGTTTAGAATTAAATTATCCTGATTGGCGAGATAAGTCAGGTATACCAACTGTGTATTTACAAAAAACACCGGATACTTTTTGGTTAGTACCAGTTCCTAATGCAAAGAACGTAAATGGTTTACTACTAAATGTAGCATTAAAACCTAGTAGAACCACTAATAGTATAGATACTAATTTTAGTAATGATTATCGAGACGGCATTATTTATGGTGCTGTTTATAGACTGTTAAGAATGCCTAGTAAAGAATGGACAGACCCAGTAGCTTCTGCTGATTATTTTAACTTATTTCAAGCTCAGGTATCTGATGCAGAGTTAAGAGGTAGAGGTGGTAATATTGGTGTGAAAAGAACAGTAAAATACAAAGGTGCAGGTTTATCCCCAAGGAAGAGGTATGGACGATATGGCAAAGAATTGGACTATTAATGGTAAGGTTTTTGAATACATCCCTATAGAGGATGTAAAAGTTGCTTACAATACAATAGAACCAGATCTTAAAAAAGTAGCCGAAAAGTCTTACGCTGATTGGATACCCGCTGATGTATATGCAGCATTGCGAAAAGGTAGTTCTGAGTTATACATGGTGTATGAGGATAATTACTATGCAGGCTTTGTTATAGTATCGATTTTAGATGATGCTGGAGGAGAAAAAACATTACATATTTGGGTTGCTTATAGTAGACCCGGGTATAATATAATAGGTGCAGGTGTAGAGTTCTTAGAGGGTTTAATACAAAACACCAGCATAACAGGAATGGAGTTCCATTCCGACCGTTCTGGATGGAGTAGAGCGGCTAAAAAGCACGGATTTAAAGCAGTAACAACAGTTTATAGAAAGGAAGTATAATGGGTAGCAAACCAAGACCAGCAGAGTATAAGCCGAGTGAGACTGAAAAAACTCAAGCAGCTTTAGCAAAGTCCGATCAACAGTATTTTGAACAGACTTATGATCCTTTATTAAAGCAAATGCGTGATGAGTCTTTAAAACAAGATACACGCCAAACTCTACGTGGTAGAGCTCAAGCCGATACCATGCAAGCTATGACTGGTGGCCCTCTTTCGTTAGGTACAGTTTCTGGAGTTGACACTAGTGCCAGTAGAGCTTTAGGTGCAGTTGGTAATATTTTAAATGCTAATGTAGTTGCCTCCGATGTAAAAGCTAATCAACAACTTGGGGTTTTAGCGACGGCTAGAGGACAACAAGCAGATGCTGGTAGTGGGTTAGCACAAGCCTCTAAACTAGCTAGATCCGAAGATTTGAATAGAGCAACTGCTTCTTTAAGTAGAAGTGTTAACATTATGGGTAATGTAGGTAAGATTGCTGCTGCTGCCGCTAAAGGAAAGGCTGCGGAGTACAGAGCAAAAAACCCCTTTAATAAAACGAATCCTTAATTATGATATCTTTTCCTAGTGAACCCAACTTTTCAGAAACTTCGCTGCAGGCTATACAAAACGATCCGCGACTCGGCGGCAACCCCGAAGAAATAAAAGACCCTGATAAGGTATTTGCTGATGTTACGAAAAGGCAGGCTGATAGATATGAGCGTGATTTCAAACCTTATGAAACTAGTTTAGTTGAGCGTACTCAAGCTGACACTAGTTTAATAGATGCAGTTCCACAAGATGTAGCACAACAACAGGGAATAGCTGAAGATATTAGTAGAAGAAACAGAGAAAGATTTGGGTTTGAATCTACGGCAGCCTTAAGTGAAGAAAGACAAAGAGCTCTACAAAGAGGAGGAGCAATTAATTTAGCGGGGGGTTTAAATGAAGCTAGGCTATCTCAATTAAATCAAAATCAAAAAGTTTTAAGTGATTTAATAAATATTGGACAAGGTTTAAATAGAAGCTCCCTATCTGGTTTAGGAGCTGCCGCAGAAAACTCAGTAGCAAGAAGAAATCAATACGAAAGAGATAGGGTAGCTTATAAAAATGCTAGAACTAGTATGTTAGCTAGCATTGCAAGTGCCCCTCTGGCATTCTTTTCTGATATACGTTTGAAGAAAGATATTACCTTTAGTCATAAAGAAGGTAACTATAATGTTTACACTTGGGAGTGGAATAAAGAAGCTGTAGAATTAGGTGCAGGCGATTTACCTAAATATGGAGTCCTTGCACAAGAAATAAAAGTACAAAAACCAGAAGCAGTTATGATACACGATTCTGGCTATCTAATGGTTGATTACGGGAAGTTATAATGGCAAAAAGAAATGAAGATGGTTCTTTTACCCCACAGAGTGAATTAGGTTTTGGAGACAAATTAGGGCAAATATTTGGTGCTGTAAATTATACGAATCCAAAAGAATCTCGAAATGCTAGTGAGCTAGAGGTACAAGAAATGATGTTTGCTACTGTAGATGCTGATCGAGCTGCAGAAGAGATGTTTCAAGAATATCAGAAAACTGGAGTAGATCCGCAAGGGTACAGAAGTAATATAACTGGAATGAGCTTTGGTGATTGGTATAAAGGTTATCAAGAACGTAAAAAAGACGGGACTGTTGATTTTATGAAAGATGTTGCCCCAGTATTAAGTGACAACCTTTTAGATAAAAGACATCCAGATATGTTCAAAGAAGTTTTAAAACAATCTGGAAATGAAGATTTTAAAAGAGTAAGTGTATCCGATTTACTTAATTCTGGACAAGTTATTGATGGTAAAACATATTTTGACCCAAGGGTTATAACTATGGAACCTGGCGAAGGTGGAACTTTTAAAGTTAGGGAAAACGCCGTTACTGCTGATGGAGTAAATGAAAGGGATGGGGGTCAATCTTTAGATGGTCTAATTACCGCTGATAGTATAACCGCAGCCTATGATGTAAAAGTTGCAAATTTAGAATCGATGTCACCTGGGTCTGCGTTAGGTAGGAACTTAATTAATAAACTAAGAAGTTTAGATTTAGATCCTTCAGACTTAGTTAATCTTTATCAAAATGCTGCCAACCCTAATGTAAGTAGAGAAAGAACTTTAGAAATTATAGATAAAATAGGTGCTACATATTCTGAAGCAGAAAGAAAAAGAGCAGAGGAAGCGAATGCGGTATCAATCAATACCCTTGGCGCTGGTACAGATTCTGTAACTCAACAGTGGAGGCAGATTAGCGAAGGTACAAAGAAATATGAGGAAGCCTTTTCAAAATTTATGGAGTCTGGTCAGGTTATTGAAGTCGACCCTAACAAATTTAGTAAAAAAGGCTTTTTAGTAGATGGCGAAAATTTAAAAGGAGCGGCTTTAATAGAGAACTTAAAAAAAGCAAAAGGGTATTTGACTGGAGAACTTTCTCGACCTGCTTCTTTACAAAGTCCGTACGATATAGCGACGGGCCTTTCTGTTTTTGGTGCTTCTGCTGATAATACTGCACTTACTGCTACTCAGTATGCCCAAAAGCCAGATAGAGTAAGAAAAGAGCTTTTAGGAAAAGACTTTACTATAAACGACATAGAATCGCTTTTTACTGAAGCACAGTGGAATAGTCTTAGCGAGCCCGAAAAGAAAGAAGCATTTGCCCTTATTGGAGAAATGTCTACAAAAAATATTTCTACTTTAGTTGAGACTAAATTAGCGGAAATTCAACCCGGTGGTGCAGGTCTTGATACAGAACAAGCTAGAACAGTAATTAAAAATAATAGAAACTATAGAGAGTTCTTTAATACAGGAACAAATTTAAAAAACATAAATGCTATGTTCAAAGACCCTGAAATTAAAGCAGACTTTGAAAGTTTAAGCCCACAAGAGTTTGCTACTAAATATAGTGTTGATGGAAAATTAGATACAAAAAGGCTTGTTGGTAATAATTTAAGTAATGCAGCTAAAGCTACCTTAAATGATGTTATATCAAAAGATAATTTAAAAGAGTTTAAAGTTCTTGCAGAGAACAACGATATTGAGGGTATTAAAAAACTAGTAAGCACAATTAATATTTCAGAAAAACAACAAGCGCTTTTAACAAAAGAGTTAACAGATACGGCTGGAGACCTTAGACAACTTAGTATAACTGAAAAAAACAGAGACCTTGCACAACAATATATTATGGCTGCTCTTGCTACAGCAAGACCTGACGCTCCTATATATGGTTTTCTAAAAGATATTAGTATTGGTGAATACGCAACAACTGGTTTATTTAACAGTAAAGGAGCAGCGAATGCTAAGGATGCAGCGAGCATAGAAGCATCCCTAAGATCTTCAATCCCAGAAAGTGAGTTTTCTCAACCTTTCTCTGATGCATATTCCGAGTTAAAAGATATTAACAAAGAGTATCGTACCGGCAAGCTTGAAAACCCTGAAATGAAATGGCAAGAATCTACTAAAGCTTTATCTAACATGAAGGCGCAAATGGGTCTGGGTAACGCGGCACAACAACTGGCTATGAGAACAGCTTATGCACAAGAAGTTATTAATAGCTTAAAAGAGTTTGTTGCAAGTGTAAAACCAAATCTTTGGGAGGAAATTACTACTCTTACTTTTGCTGAAGGCGGACAGTTTAAACTTTTTGGTAACCAGGTAGACGCAATAGCAGAACGTAACGAAAATGGAAAAATTATAGGATTAAGAATTGGTGATACAGTGACAACTATAAACGAGATGACAGGACAGTTCTCTCCAGAATTTATAAATGCACTTGTTGCTGCAGGCGATAGGGCAAACAGAAAACAACCTGCGAAGAATAGGTAAACATGTCTGATAATTTAGCAGACGCAATTTTTGGGACTCCTGAAGAGGTTGCGGCACAAGAAGAAAGAGTTAATAAAGAGCTACTCCGACAGGAATCGGAGCGTGTATCTCCTATTGATACTCCGTTACGTGAAGACATAGATGCTTCTCCTCAAACTTTCGGTGAGATTTTTAGTACGGCTGTACGCGGTGGTGGTGCCCAGTTATCAGCTGATATTAATAGATTTCAGGGACTCGGCCAAATGTTATTTGGTTTTGATGAAGCAGCCCAAAAGAATTTAGAGATTGCAGAAAGTTATGATGCTATATCCGGCGACTTATTAAATCAAATACAACCCTTTGAAAATTTTCTTGAAGAACCTACTCTTGATGGTTTTTTTACTCAAGTAACAAAAGCTTTAGGTCAATTTACTCCTATGATGGTAAGTTCACTTAGTTCCGGTTTAGCTGGGGCTGGTGTTGGTATGTTAGGAAAATTTGGAGCTAGGACTCTTACTAAAAAACCTCTAGACCTGCTGTTAAAAGAGGCGATTAAGAAAAAAGATAAAGGTCTTAAACTTACTCCGGAAGAAGCAGTATTGATACAGGAAGGTCTTGGGTATGCAAAATGGGCAAAACGTGGGGGTATCGCAGGAGCTTTTGGTCAAGAGTACGTGGTAGGTAGCTCTCAGTCCGCCTCTGAATTTCAAGAAGCTGGTATAGAGTTAACCCGTGCTGAAGCCGCACAGGCGGCACTATTAGGTATTCCACAAGCAGTATTAGGCACTGCCTCTGAAACTATTTTTGCTAATGCTTTTTTAAAAGCCTCTTTGAAAAAAAGTCCTTTAGTTGCCTTAGATAGAAAAGCACAAACTTTTGGAGTACAGAACTTAACAAAAAATGAAAAAAAGGCTTACGCTATTTTTCAAAAGAAAATTAATAAAAAAGACCTAACTGAAAAAGAACAAGCCTTTTTAGATTTATATTCTGGGCCAAAAAAGAATATTTTTTCTTCTGCTATCAGAGAGATAGGAAAAGGTTTTATTGGGTCAGGTGCCGTTGAAGGTATTACTGAGGTAGGTCAAGAAGGTTTAGGTGTAGCCCAAAGGTTTGCGATTGACCCTACATATACTAATGAAGACGCTAAGTTAAGGTTAGCCGAAGCTGCTTTTGCTGGGTTTTTTGCTGGAGGTGCTCGAGGGGCAGTAGGAGGAGCAGTAAGCCCAATTATGAGTAAAGTTTCTGATGCTATGGCAAGAGGTAAAGCTGATCAAATTGATTTTCAAGCACAAATAATAAATGAAGCAGGTAATACTGATGCTTTAGAAAAAACTATTGAAACAGTCCAAGCTGAAGTTGAATCTCCAAAACAAGTTATGTTTCTACCCCAATCGAGAGTTGAGACTTATCAAGATATGTACCCAGAGGTAAATTTTGGAGATAGGACTGTAGCTGTACCATATAAAGGTGGAGTAGTAGTTGGTACTCCAGAGACGATGAAGAAAGCTAATAATTTATTCCAAGCAAATATTTCGGCTGACGACGCAAATGTCATAAGTAAGGAAGAAAAAACAAGAAGGAATATAGCGTTTAGAGATGCAGTAATCGAAGCTTTAGACGGTGAAGAACTTAGCGATGTAGTAGACAATGCTACTCACACAATTAAAGTTTTCAATGCTGATGGGCGTATTATTGCCACTAAAGAAGTTAATCAATTTCAAATACAAGAAGAAAGAAGCAAACTTCAAGGTAAATATCCTGAAGCTAACGTAAGAGTATTTACGACAGCTGACTTAGATATAAATAATATGAACTTTGAAGATGAGTCATCTTTAGATGAGATAGACGTAACAGAAGCGTTTGATAATAATGAAGGAGATTCTGCTGCTTTGTCTGGGTTAAGCCCTTTTGAAGTATACAAAGTAGCTCAAGAAGAATCACAAAGAACAGGTGAACCGATTGAAGAGATTATTGAAAGGTTATCAGAACAGCAGAGCGGAGGGTTGTTTGGTGCTCAATTAGAAGACGCTAGATTAACTGCGCAACCTGAAGTATTACTACGTGCTGAAACGGAACTACAACAATTAAAAAAACTTGAAAAAGAAGGAGGGTTGACCCTTTCTCAAAAAAGAAGATTAGATAAATTAAAAAAAGGTGGGGATAAAAAAACAAAAGGAGGGGTTGTAAGAACTGATGCTAGAAAATATAAAAAAACAACCTACCAACCAAAAGTAAATGAAGAAACAGGAGAGTTTTCTACTGAGGACCAAGAGTTAATAGATTTACGTCAAAGGTATTTTGACTCTCTTACTGAACAAGAAAGAACAGAGTTAGGAATTACAGATATAAATTCTCCTAGAATGCAGACATATAGTAGAAGTTTATTAAGAGAATACTTTAGGCAACGAGATAGCCGAGCTGGTACAGACCCAGATATTGGACCTGATTTAACAATTATCCAAGATCCCGACGATGCCAATGCTTATGTTTTCGGTACTTTTGAATCACAAACTGTAGAAGCTAAAGCTTTAGGTTTAGTTGAAACAGCAGTTATAGAAGGCTTTAAATTTTTATCTACGACAGGCGGGGGTGAGGTATCACAGGCTAGTTCTTATTTTAAAATAAGAGTTACGAATGCAGAAGCGGGTGCCACTATAGGGTATGGAGATAAAGAAGTTAATTTTGCTGGGAACGATGTAGCCATTAATTTATATACTTTATTAACTCAAGCAGTGAAAATCTTTCCTCAAATAAAACAAGATTTTACTATGAGTATAGAAGAGCTTTTAGAAAGTGTAGGAGGTAATAGAACTAGAGCCTATAACATTGCTTTAGCGACTATGGTGCCCGAAATTTTTGCGGAGTTTAAAAAGTATGGGTTTGAAGTGGTTATGAAGGAAGACCTCTACACGCCAATGACTAATGAAACAAAACTCGTAAGTACTGAGGGTCAAAATTTAGCAGATGTACCGATGTTTTATAGAAGAATAGACCCAAGTAAACCTGCACAATTACTTAGTCCAATCGAGCTACAACAATTTTCTTTAACTGGATCGATAGAAGCGAGAGAGGTAAGTTCCTTAGAATTTCAAAAATATTTAGATATCTTAAAAGATGTAAAACAAGAGCTAGGTGGAATAGGGTTTGCTACTACAGCTGGAATATTTGTTGATAAATCTGACCTAAACGCCCTTGCTAATAGTTTAGCTCGTAAAAGATATATAGAAGAAGGTGGTAGTGAGTCTTTATTTACCATACCTACAAGGGGTATTAAAAGCTTAACTAGTAGACTGGACGAGTTAGCAGATTTAGAAGCAGAGATAGCGCCGGTTAGCCAACTATACGCAAATTTAGAGACTCAAATAAACAATCGTGGTATATCCGAAAAAGAGCGTAAAAATTTAATTAAGCGACAGAAATCAATCGGTAAACAGTTAACACAGTTAGAGTATGAGTACAACAATTTACAATATGAGTTGAACACTGAGTTTGGAGATTTTAACAAAGTAGATTTAGAAAAACCTCTCGGTGAAGATCAAGCTATGAGAGAAAATGTCGGGGATGACCAAAATTTTCAAGGTCCTTTAGGAGCGCAAACCCCACAAGAAACTATTGGATTTCCTCCAGTTAGATATGCAGTACCTCAATATAAAAATGGTAAGAAAATTTTTGTAACAAAATCTAAAGATTTAGTTTTAGAAGGAACCGAGGCACAAAAAGAAAAACGTTATCCTTTAACTCCAAACGAAATGAGTTTACGAGGCGATGCAAGGTTTGAAAGTGCTACGTTGTCTCCACCCCCAATTGATTTGGCTTTAAAAAGAGACCCTGTAAGTTTACAAAGACAAGCGCAAGCAGCGGAAGAGCAACAAAAAATGCGTTTAAGACTAGAAAAAGAGGAACAACCTAGAAAAGATCGAAAAAGACAAGCGGCTTTATTGAAAAAAGTACAGGATGGCAAGACGCTAACAGAAGCAGAACAAAATAGTTTAGATAGATTAAATGAAAAAACACCATTAAAAAGAATAATATCAGGTGGGCAACTTGGTGCTGACCAGTTCTTTCTTTATATGGCAAAAGCGATGGGTTTAGAAACTGGTGGTACTGCTCCAGAAGGTTTTCAAGTAGAAGGTGGAGTAAGTCTTTCTTTAGAGCCTCAGTTTAATGTAGTAGAAGGGAAAGGATTAAATTATAGAGGGAGAACTAGAAAAAACGTTGAAGATTCTGACGGTACTATTATTTTGACTCAAGAAGATGGGTCACTTGGCAGAGGTTCTCAACTAACCGTTAAGTTCGCCGAAGAACTTGGTAAACCTTTTTTAATTGTTAGTCCTGAAACTTCAGCAGCGACAATAACCAACTTTATAAGAGATAACAATATAGAAGTTTTAAACGGCGCAGGTTCAAGAGCTTCTCTTTATAACATGGATCAACCTCGTAGAGTTCCTATGGAAAGAACACCTATAAGTGAGGTAGCCGCAACTGTAGAACAAACAGATTTAGGTAATAAAATGTTAATGGATATTTTTCCGCAGTTAGCACAAGGAATAATCTTAGCGCAACCTCCTGTAAAAGTTAAAGGGCAAGAAGGCGCAGCGTACAAAGGGACACCTGTATTTAATACTAAATTTGAAACCGACCCAGACGCAATAGACATGGAGTTGGGAGAAATAAAAGTAAGCCAAGGGATGGCAAATATTTTTGATATTAAAGACCCAAAATTTACTAAAGATGTAGGTGATAGTTCTGGCGAACGTTTTATTAGTGAGTTATCTAAAAAAATGAAAGGTTTTGGAGTAACGACAAAAGTGTTCGTTTTAGGTATAGATGACGAAGTTAATTTCCCAACCGACATGAAAACCCAAACTGGGGCACCTTTAAATCTGGTAGTTAGGAATCTGCAGGACCGGAACAGAGCTTCGGGTGGACCTGCATCTGTTTTGAGTGTAATGCATCAGGATGGACCACTTGCAGGATTGCCTAAATATGCGTTTGTAGTTCTTAATCCAGATTCTGCTTTTATAGAAAATCAATTAGAAACTCAAGACCCACTTGTCCAAAATGCTGCTAAAAGTACTTTTATGACTTATGCACTTGCACATGAATTAGGGCATGTATTATTTAAATTTGAGAGTGCAAGACTTGGACTTAGTAGATTTAAATTTTATGGTACAGAAGATCAGACTTTTGATACTGATGCAGACGCTATAAAAGCTCTTGGGATTACCGAAGCAGATTTTAAGAAAGGAGAAGCTTTGTATAGAGCTTATGCTGATGAGTCTTTTGCATTATTTACTAGAGAAATAAGGGGTGAGCCCGGATATAATTATCAAAGCAGAGATTTTCCATTTGAGGAGTGGTATGCAGATAAAGCAGGTTCATTTTTATTAGAACAAGAAGGAACAGTTAAAGAGAATTTACCTAGAGAAATTGTCAAAGAAAGAACACCTGTAAACATTTATGCTGGCGCAAATCAAAATACTGACTTAAGTAATCTTAAAGCACGTCCATTTAGATTTAAAGTTACTGGAGTAATAGAGGGTGGAGAAAAATACGATAGAAAAACATTTTCTAAGTTTCAAAAATCTACTAATGAAAATACTGGCGTCCAATTCCAAAGTGTTGAGCATGCTTATCAAACTCTTAAGTCAGGCAAGTTTGATGAAAAAGTTTACAACAACCCACGTTGGGGGACCGGTAATGTAAAAATTAGAGGTTTCTTAAAAGAAAACCAAAATACTAACCTTAAGTTAATGAAAGACTTAATTAGGGCTTCTTTAGAACAAAACGCCGACCATAGAAAAGCTTTATTAGATACAGGTAATAGAAAAATAACACATACTCAAGATAACACTATTTGGAAAGAACAATTACCTAAAACTCTTATGGAATTACGAAGGGAGTTTGTAGTTTTAGACAATAAAAATAAAAAAACTGTACGTTCTTACTTTACCGCCTTAGCAAGAAAAGTGCGCGTTTTATTTAATACCTTAAGCGAGTTTCAAATAGGTAGGTTTGATACAAACCCAGTATTTAATGATTATGCTTTTGGGGTAATAGAAGCAGTTAAACGAGGTCTCAATAGGGAGAATGTAGGTATATCGGTTACCGAGTCTAAAGACATAGATAATTGGGTCCAAGGTAGTGCTGATGTTGTACAAAAAGCAGTAGGTAAAAAGAATGCTACTCGTTTTGAAGCTTTAATTAAGAAGATTTTAAAAAGCGAAGCAGCTAATGATATTTACAAATTCTTAGTGTACATCTTAGCTCCAGCAGATAACTTTTTACGTTTAGTATCTCCAGAACTCGGTAAAGCTCTTTACTCTAGATCTCAAACTGTAGAAGCGACTGGTTTCTTTAACTACCACCCTATAGTGCAGTACAGATATATTAATGATTTTTATAAAATATTTAACATAGTAAAAGACCCCACACAAGAAGATTTAGCTAATATTGATAATATTTTAGAAGGGGCTGAACAACTAGCTGCTCTACCATTAGAAGAAAGAGCTAATGCAGCGAATAAACTTGTAGTAATAGATAAGGATGGTAACTCTGTGCAAGTAGATGGGGGTAAAGCCTTAGATGTTCTTAAGTACTTTGAGAAGTTTTATGATGATTATATTTTACCTAATGAAATAAATCCTAAAAAACCTAAAGTTCAAAAAAATATAACTTTCTTTACTAGGCAGTTTGACATAGCTAAGTTAGCTGCAGAACCCGAAGCAAGAGAAGCTTTAGTAAAAGTTTTGAAAAAATATAACCCTAAATCTACTACAGAAGAGTTAAGAAATGCAGTAGATAAAATGGTTTTATATGATGAAAGTCTTGATGCTATAGAAGCAGAGGGAGCTGCAGACTTGTCTATTGGTATGCAAAAAGATAGACGACCTCTTTTTATAAATATAAGCAATAACGCCGACTTACGTAATATAGAAGGTATTGGTGATTTAATTATTCCTGCGCACCATGCAGTCCGAAAATATATTTCTGAAAATGTTAAAAAAATAGAATTTAAGAAAAAAGTTCGTGTAAAAATAACTAAAAAAGATATTGCAAATAATTCAAACCAATTAGATAAAAAACAAGAAGGTGTATTTTATTCTGGTCCCAGAGCGGCAGAAATTTTAATTAATCGAATAGACAACGATAGAGATAGAGGACGTGCAAGGAAAGCAGTTCAAGCTATGTTAGGAAGAGCGGGTATGAATATGCCCGGCTGGTTAAGGACTGTACAAAGTTATCTATTAGCTTTAAATGTCATGACATACTTAACTTTTGCCACTGTTGCTTCTTTACCAGATTTAGCTGGCCCAGCATTACGATCTAAAGAAATGAGTATTTTTAGTAGTACTTTTATAAACTCAGTAAAAGATACTTGGACAAATAGAAAAGAGTTAGAACAGTTTGCGCGTGATGTAGGCGTTATTGGCTTTGATTCTATATCTCAGATGTATATTAATGCTGGTGAGTTAGGTTATATGACAGAAGGAACAAAATACTATACTCAACAGTTTTTTAAATTTACAGGATTAGAATGGTACACAAGATTTACAAGAATCTTTGCTGCTGGTATGGGTCGACAGTTTCTTATTAAGCATGCTAATGACAACTCTGCTAAATCAAAAGCTTATTTAACTGAGCTACAAGTTACACCTGAACAAATAAAAGCAGCGCAAGACTCTGATTGGGATTTTAGTGACTCTCAACATAGAGAAGTGCAAGATGCGATAGCTAGATTTACTGAAGAATCGGTTGTACGTCCGAATGCTGCAGAAAGACCAGGTTGGGCTTCTAACCCATACACAGCTTTAATATTCCAACTTAAATCATTCTTCTACGCGTATGGTAAGAATATTATAGGTGGTGTAATTAGAAATACTCAAAGTACCTATGGTCGAGAAGGTAGGATACCTGCTGCTGCGTTACCTGCAGTTTTAGCCCTTACTTCACTATTACCATTAGCGATGGTAGGTATGGAACTACGTGAGTTATTAAAATTTTTACTTTCTCCCCTTTCAGGAACAGTAGACTTTAATTCAAACACTGAGGCGGGTGTTTTTGATTTTAATAAATTCAGAACAAATGAAATGGGCTATGGTGAGTATTTACTAGAGGCTGCTGACCGTTCTGGAGCATTTGGAGCATGGACTATGTTGTTCCCTATGTTTGAAGCGGGGAGGTTTGGAGATGAGTTCTACACAAGTCTACTAGGCCCAAGTGCACAGAGATTAGAAGATTTAATAAAAGGTGACGCTCAATTTAAAGATTACCAACCCTTCGCGGGCGCATTTTAATAATATATAATGAGGTAAATTATGGCTTATTCATCAACAATTAAATTAGTAGTGGGGGATACTTTACCTACTCTAAATTTTACATTAAAGGACAGTAATACTGCAGCTTCTGGTAAAACGTTAGATGCCGATGATAGTACAACATGGGCAGCAGTAAATCTGTCTGGTAGTACTGTACGTTTTAGAATCCGTGAAGTAGGTACTACAACTGTATTAAAAACAATCACCGGTTCAATTACAGGCGCTTCTAACGGAGAAGTGAGTGTAGCTTTTCCTAGTGATACTTGGACAGCTGCTGGTACTTTTGAAGGTGAAATAGAACACACTACAAGTGGTAGTGG